GTCGTCACCGCGCCACTCTGGTTTATATAGATGTACTCGGTAAAGATGCCGAGTCCAAGCAATTTAGCCGACAAGCCATAGACGTTAAGAAATTGATTAAAGCCTTTGATGCAAAAGAGGTTGTAATCGATACTAACGGTCTTGGTGTTGGTCTTGCTGATGAAATGATTAAACCGCAATATGATGAAATGGGAGAATATTATCCACCTTATGGTTTCTTTAATGACACTAATTATTTGACTATCCAACCTAAAGAAGCTCGTAAGATACTTTATGGTATTAAAGCAAGTGGATCACTTAACTCTCAAATCCACTCTAACGTATATGCTCGTATTACTAGCGGCCTTGTGAGATTTTTAATTAAAGAACAAGAAGCTAAGAACGCACTTATGTCTACTGCGGCCGGTCAAAAAATGTCAGTATACAAACGCGTTAAACGTTTGTTACCACACGAATTGACCTCAAGATTATTCGATGAAATGGCAAACTTACGCTTAAAAGTGACGGGTAATAAGAACGAGATTGTTCTCGAACAGATTAACCCTCGCTATCCAAAAGATAAATATTCTTCATTAGCTTATGGTTTATGGAGAATTAAAGAGTTGGAAGAGGAGTACGTAAAGAAACGTCGCAGACGTTTTGGAGGCGGTAGCTCCGGTAAGCGTAAATTGACTTTCTATACACCTTAAGGAGGATATGTTAAATGGCAGATAGCATACAAAAGGCTCCAGAAGTTTCTGAAGCTACAGAAATAGCAGGAGATGTTACAAGGCTAGCCTCCTTCACAAAAGCTAAGCAAAAAATGATTGCTACAAATGACTCTGCGTACCAGTCTATGAACTAGCTGGTACGCAATAGAGTGTGGTTTACAAAAGACTACACTCCAGAAAATATCGCTAATATCATTGCATCAGGCTCTTTGTCTGAGCAACAAAAATTATCACGCACATATTTCCACAAAGACGGTTACTACAAACAAATGGTAAACTATTATTCAAATCTTTTAATGTATATGGGATTACTTATTCCTAATCCAGGACACGGTAAAACTCTCTCCACCCCTCATATCGAAAAGAAATATTACCAAGCCATGGACTTTGTAGACCGCAATAACTTCCCAATCATAATGGCCAACTGGATGCAGAAGGCATTTGTTGACGGATGTTATTATGGTGTTAGGGTTGAAGGCGAAAAGAATTCCTTCACGCTAATTGACTTGCCTTCGGGTTATTGTGTGTCCAGATTTAAAGACGTTACGGGCAATGATATAATAGAATTTGACCTCAGTTATTTTAACACAATCACTAATGCTGAAGCAAAAAAGGCAGCACTTACTGCCTACCCAAAGATTATCTCAAAAGCTTATGAAAAGTGGAACAAAGGAAAATCTAAGGAAAAATGGTTTATTATCCCAAGTGATATAGGCGTATGTTTTCCAATTTTTGATGGTAGACCACCTCTACTCAACATCATTCCCGCATCAATCAGATACGACGAAGCAGTGGAAACCGAAAGGGCAAGGGAAGAGGAAGAAATCCGTAAAATTCTTGTTCAACAAATACCTCACCTATCCGACGGAAGACTATTGTTTGAGCCTGATGAAGCTGAAGAAATTCACAGTGGTGCCGTAGGCATGCTTAATAAAGAACAGAACATAAGTGTGTTAACATCTTATGGCGAAGTTTCTATGCTTAACTCTAAGACCTCAACAGAGGGTGCTCAAAATGTTTTAAAGCAAATGGAACAAAGCGTTTATGCCCAAGGCGGAGTAAGCTCTGAATTATTCGCATCAACAGGAAGTTCTTCACTTGATGCTTCTAAGAAAGTAGACTTAGCATTCGTTATGTCAATCGCAACCAAGTTCGCGGCTTTCTTGACTAAGGTGATCAACAGCATGTTTGGAAACAGCAATATTACTTTTAAGTATGTACTTTTGCCTGTAACATGGCAAAATCAAGATTCTTACATTGAAAATGCTTTCAAACTCGTAGGACTTGGTTATAGTATTTTACTTCCATCAGTAGCGATGGGTATTAACCAGAAGGATTTAATAGGTCTAAAAGAATTAGAAAATGATGTCTTGAAACTTGGAGAAAAATTAATACCACTATCCTCATCTTACACACAAGCAAGCGGCTCCGAAGATCCTAAGAAGGATGAAGAAGAAGGAGACGAAGGTGATGGTTCTTCCTCTGGAGGCGACCAAGGTAAAAAAGGAGAGGTAATAGACACTGACCCCGATGTCGGCGGCCGTCCCAAGAAAAAAGATGAAAACAAAGCTGAAACCACCATAGCCAAAGAGGAATCACAAAACCGTACAGGAGGAGGTTCCTAATTAAATGAATGAGAAAGACTTAATTAAGAATTTTCCCATTACAACTTATGGAAAATTAACCAAATTTAACGATGTAATTTCTAAAGGTCGCTGCCGTATTTTCTATAAAGGCAGTAACCGTAATGGTTCATATATAACTGATGAATTTGCGGAGAAATTAATCGCGACGGTTCCTTATACTCCTGTTAAAGGTATTTATACAGAAGACATTGGCGACTATGAAGACCACGGCGAGAAAAGAACTGAGGGAAGAATTTATGGTGTTGTTCCTGCGGAGCCAAACTTCGCTTGGGAAAAACACCTTGATCCCGATGGCGTAGAACGTGAATACGCTTGCGTAGACGTTTTATACTACACAGGACTTTATCCAGAAGCCGGTCAAATTGACGGAAAATCCGAATCAATGGAACTTTATGGTCCAAGCTTAAAAGGTTCATGGCAAGTAATCGACAATAAAAAACAATATGTTTTTACCGAAGGTTGCTTCCTTGGTTTACAAATTTTAGGTGAAGATGTTGAGCCTTGCTTTGAAGGCGCCGCATTCTTCTCTTTGTATGAATCCCTAAAGAGTATAATGAACTTGCTTGAACAAAAGAATTTTAATATCCAAAATAATGATTCAGGAGGACAAAAAGTTATGCCACAGCTTAACTTCAAAATATCCGACTGCCAAAAACATGAATTTCTTTGGAGCTTGCTTAACACAAACTACAATGAAGAAAACGGTTGGATAATTGAATATGCTATTTGTGAGATTTATGACGAATATGCTGTCGTTCGTAATTATGCAGAGCAATGCTTTGAAAGAGTATACTATACAAAGAATGACGAAACAGATTCACTCTCAATCACAAATAAAGAAAAATGCTTTATCGTTGATGTGAACGAAGCTGAAAAGGCTGCACTTGCGGCTATCCAAGCAGTTAACGGCGGCACTTACGAAAATCTTGATACAAAGTTCGGTCTTATTACTGGCTTTGAAGAAAAAATTTCTGAGCTTGACGCTAAAATTACAGATTTCACAAACGAAATTGCCACTTTAAAAACAGAGAAGGAAGAAATCGAAGGTCAATGTTCTGCTGCTACAGAGGCGGCTGCTTCAGCAAAAACAGAATTTGAAAATCAAATTTCTGTTCTTAATGAAACAATTGAAACTCTCACAACAGAAAGAGACGCACTCGCTTCCTATAAGAAGAATGTAGAGGACGAGGCTAAGAAAGCAGTGATTAATTCTTATGCTGATGTTGTACCTGCAGAAGTTATTGAGTCTTACATGAACGCTCTTGACAACTACACCTGTGAAGATCTTGATATGAGACTTACATACGCTCAAAAGCAACATAATCCTTCTACTTTCAATAATCAATCACAAACCCCAGCACCTGCTTATGTTCCTAAGGACAATAAGATTGAGGACGGCTGGACATCCATTCTCTCAAAATATGAGAAATAATTTTTAATATTCGGAGGAATACAATTATGGCAAACCTTAATACAGGTTATGGTTACGGTCAAGTTGAACTTAACAAAGTTGCTTTCCGTAGAGACGGTCGCATTGAAGCACAATGCAGACTTGCAGATGGTATTGAATATATCGAAAATGGTATGATTCTTGCTATCGATCCAGTAAATCATGTAGTAAAGAAACCTACAGGCGATTCAGAAGAATTTCTTGCTCTTAACTACTCAGCAGAACACATGTATGATGCAAAAGACAGAGGTCTAAAGCACTTTAGAGTTGAAAAAGACAGCTTTTATCCTCGTCTTGGATACCTTGCAAAAGGTGACATTTTCACAACAAACGCAGTAACTTGCGAAGATATTGAAGCGCTTGCAGTAGGTCAATATGGCCACGCAGATACTTCAGGCTATATCAAAGTAAATACAACAGCAGCAGACGCTATTGTAAAAGTTATTGAAATTACAACTATGCCTGACGGTGCACCAGCCGTTAAGTTTATTGCACTTTAATTTTAGGAGGTAAATTACAATGACACTTGAAAAGTTAAAAGAATTAGCTCGTCACGCTGCTCATAGAACTGCTCCTGAAACATATAGTGTTAATTCAGTTGACGCAGCAATTGCTGACGAATTTAAGAACCTTACAAGTTCTATCAATATGTTCATGAAGAACAGATATGATATTTACGATATCATTATTGAAAACGCTGACGAAATTGTTCCAGGTAAAGTTATTGATGCTATGGGTCAATTCGCAGAAGTTATTCAAGTTAAAAACGGTGATAAGAAAGTATTTAAGAAGGGCGGCCTTGGCAGAAATCGTGCAAAGAAGTTCCTTACACAAGTAGGCCTTTCTGGTGTATACGAATCATTCCGTCTTGACCAAGAAACATTTGAAATCAAGACAAAGGCAATCGGTGGAGCTGTTTCTATCGACTTCGAAAGAATGTTAAGTGGTGATGAATCACTTGCTGAGTTTATGGACGTTCTTGTAGAAGCACAAGTTGATGGTATTTATGCAGAAGTTCAAAAGGCTCTTACAGCAGCAGTTGAAAACAATGCTATGCCTGCAGCCAATAAAGTAAAGGGTGCTTGGGACGCTCAACAAATGCAAAAAATTGTTAACACTGTAAAAACTTATGGTGGTTCAGCTACAATTTTCGCGGCTCCTGAGTTCGTTGCAGCTATGGGTGCGGACGCAATCGTTCCTGGTACAAACAATGTTCAAGGTATCTACAGCCCAGATGATATTGATTCTATCCACAAGTTTGGTACAATCAAAATCTTCCGTGGTACTCCTGTTGTTGAACTTCGTCAATCTTTCCTTGATGACAACAACGAAGTAAAAATGATTAACCCACAATTTGCTTATGTTCTTCCATCAGGTAAGGAAAAAGTTGTTAAGGTTCTTATGGAAGGCGAAACACAAATCTATGATGCAGTTAACAGAGACCAATCTATCGAAGTTAACACATATCGTAAGGTTGGTGTTGGTATTCTTGCTTTCAATAACTGGGGTGTATATAAGAATACAGACATCGCAGTTAACACAGAAGATGAAGGCGCTCACAAATTTTATGACCATACTTTAGGTC